CCCCAAGGCTGTGAGGTGTCGGGGTGGATCCTGATGATGGGCTGCGTGAGGTGGTCGCTCAGGGCGATTTGCGGGCGAGTTTGGAGGCTTTGCGGGATCGTTTGGCGGCTGGGATTGATGGGGCGTCTGAGCGGCAGTTGGTGCATGTGGCGCCGTTGGCGAAGCAGCTCGCGGACGTCCTGCAGGCGCTGGCTGCGTTGCCTGTTGAGGGTGCGCCGGCTGATTCGGTGGAGTCCGCGCAGGATGGTGTGCTGCTGAAGTTGCGGGCTGTGCAGTGAGCACGGCGACGTTGGTCGCTCCGTTGGTTGGTCAGGTTGAGCCGCGCGTGAGGTCGGTGCCCGGGTTCGCTGTGAGTTTGGGTGATGAGGCGGTGGATTTCGCCGCTAAGGCTGGTTTGGTTCTTGATCCTTGGCAGCGGATGGTGTTGCGGGATTCGATGGGTGTTTCCCAGGGTGGGAAGTGGTCGGCGCCTCAGGTTGGTTTGTTGGTGCCGCGCCAGAATGGTAAGGGTGCTGTTCTTGAGGCGCGTGAACTGTTCGGCCTGTTCGTGTTGGGTGAGGGTTTGATTATTCATTCGGCGCACAAGTTTGACACGTCGCAGGAGCATTTCTTGCGGATGCGGAACCTTATCGAGAGTAACCCTGACCTTGACCGTCATGTGAAGGCTATTCCGACGGCGAACGGGAAGGAGGCGATCATTCTGCGGAATGGTCACCGCCTGAAGTTTAAGGCGCGGACGATTTCCGGGTCTGGTCGTGGGTTCTCCGGTGACCTGTTGGTCCTGGATGAGGCGATGTTGTTGCCGGAGCAGGCGTTGGATGCGATGTTGCCGACGTTGGTGACGCGCCCGAATCCGCAGACGTGGTTTACGTCGTCGGCTGGGACGTCGGATAGTGCGGCGTTGTGGCGGATCGTGAAGCGCGGCCGGTCTGGGGCTGACCGGTTGGCGTACTTCGAGTGGGGTTGCGAGCTGGGTGCGGATGTTCGTGACCGCGCGAACTGGGCTGCGGCGAACCCGGGGTTGGGGCATCGCATCCCGATACAGGCGCTCGAGGATGACCTGGAGGGCATGTCCGAGGATGGGTTCGCCCGTGAGCACCTGGGGATTTGGGACGCCGAGCTGGGGCAGTCTGGGGCGTTCGATCGGCAGGCGTGGGCTGACTGTTTGGTTCCGGGTTCGGCGATTTCGGGGCGGGTGTGGTTGGGGTTGGCGGTGTCCATTGACCGCCAGTTCTCTGCGATTGTGGCGGCTGGCAAGAATGGTGCTGAGCGTGTTCACGTTGAGCCCACGGAACGTTCGGGTGCGTCGCGTGCGTTCGATGGGCGCCGGCTCGTTGAGGACGCGAAGCGGTTGTCGGCTACGCATGGGGCAACGGTTGTGGTGGATGGGAAGGGTCCGGCGTCGTCGCTGATCCCGGATCTGCAGGCGGCGGGTGTCCCCTTGTTGGTTACGTCGACTGATGACGTTCTGGATGCGTGCGCGGGTGTCGCTGACTTGGTGAGTGCGGGTGGTGTCGCGCATTTGGGTTACCCGGAGTTGGATGCTGCGGTTGCGGGTGCGGTGCGTCGGTCCGTGGGTGACCGGTGGGCGTGGGGTCGACGGAAGTCGGTTGTCGATATCAGCCCGTTGGAGGCTGCGACTCTCGCCGTGTGGGGTGTGGGGCGGGCCGTGGACGTGTCAGCTCACGTCTGGTGATGTTGTGATGACTCCTAGGTGGCGTGTGGTGCTTGAGAACGTGCAGGCCGCGGCGGCGGTCATCCTCATTTGTGTTGGTGTTGGTTTCTTCTCCGTGCCCGTGGCGCTCATTGTTGGTGGTTGCCTCCTGCTCCTTGACCGTCTGACCTGAAGGGGGCACCTGTGGGCGTTCTTTTCCGGTCTAGGGTCCGGGAGTCTCGGTCGTGGATTGGGGAGCCACCTATTCCACCGTTCCCGGGGACGAACATCTTCGGTACGAAGCTGCCCGGTGACCCTGAGTCGGCGTTGACTGTTCCGACGGTGTGGGCGTGCGTGGGTTTGTTGGCGAACGCCGTGTCTATGTTGCCGTTGGAGACGTTCAGTCGCCGCCCGGATGGTGTTCCGTCTCGGTTGCCTGACCCGCAGTTGATTATCTCGCCGGCGGCTGGTATGACGCAGTCCGAGTGGCTGCACATGCTGGTTGTGTCGTTGCTGATGCGCGGTAACGGGTTTGGTCGTAAGGGCGCACTGGGCGCAAACGCCCTACCGGCGCAGGTCGAGTTGCTGAACCCGGACCATGTGCGGGTGGACGTCGACAAGGTGACAGGCGCTGTGACGTACAAGCTTCACGGTGTCGATCAGGTTCTGACCGAGCATGACATTTGGCACGTTCGCGGGTTGACGTTGCCGGGCCAGAAGGTAGGACTGTCGCCGGTGTCGTACGCTGCGGCGACGTTGGGGATTGACACGAGTTCCCGACAGTTCGCGCAGCAGTTCTTCACTGATGGGGCGCACCCGTCGTCCATCCTGTCGACGTCCGAACTGGTGACGCAGGATCAGGCGCGGACGATCAAGGATCGCTTCTTGGAGGCGGTCACTGGTCGTGAGCCGGCTGTGCTCGGTGCGGGTGTCACGTACACGCCTATTCAGGTTACGCCGGAGGAGTCGCAGTTCTTGGCGACGCAGCAGGCGAACGTCGCTCAGATCGCACGGTTCTTTTGGATTCCACCGGAGATGGTGGGCGGGTCGGGTGGTAACTCGATGACGTACGCGAACGTTGAGCAGCGCTCGCTGGACTTCCTGACGTATGCGGTGAGCTTCTGGTTGAAGCGCATCGAGGACGCCATGTTCGATCTGTTGCCGGCGCGGCAGTACGTCCGATTCAACACGGCTGCGTTGTTGCGCACCGACGCGGAGACTCAGGCGAAGGTCGACAACATGCACTTGGCGGGGAAGATCCTTGCGCCGTCGGAGATCCGGTCTCGTGAGGGTTTGCCGCCTATGACTGATGCGCAGAGGACGGAGGCGGACATGGTGCCGCTGACGGTCACCCCCATGGGTGGGGCGAAAGCTCTGCCCGCGTTGAAGAACCCACCTGGTGCGCCTGCACCCGTCCCGGCAGTTGAAGGAGCGACGAATGCACCAGTTTGAGGCTCGTGGAACGTTGCCCGTCCTGCGTGAGACCCGATCCTATCCGGCGAAGTTCGAGGTTAGGTCGTTGCCTGGTTCTCAGGTGGAGTTGACTGGGTACGCGTCAACGTATGGGCAGCCGTACGAGATGTACGACATGTTCGGTCCGTATGAGGAGGTGGCCCGGGCGGGGATGTGCTCGAAGACCCTCGCGGATGGTGCGGACGTCGCCTACTTGGCGAACCATGAGGGTTTGAACTTGGCGCGGACCGTCAACGGGTCGTTGCAACTGTCTGAGGACTCTACCGGGTTGCTGACGGTGGCGCGGATGAACACGGCCCGTTCGGACGCCCGGGACTTGGTGACGGCCATCGAGGACGGCGACGTCGACCAGATGTCGTTTGGGTTCCGCGTGGTCCGCCAGGAGTGGTCCCCTGACTTCGCCCAGCGCGACCTGGTTGAGGTCAACTTGAACCGGGGTGACGTGTCGGCCGTGAACTACGGTGCGAACCCAGCCACGAACGTTGGCGTGTTGCGGTCGTTCCGGTCGTTGCGGCCGGCGACGTTGCACCGTTTGGCGGTGGATGTGCGGGCCGGTAAGGCGCTGTCCGCGTCGACCATGGACACCCTGTCGAAGGTCCTGGACTTGATCGCGTCGGCGGATGACGCCGTGGACGCCGCTCAACCCTTGCTGGCGGACCTCATGGGCGTCGCGAACCCTGACGACCCCGGCGAGGACAACAAGCTGCACGAGCAGGACGCTGACGCTGAAGCCGCGCGCGCCCTCGCCTACCTGGAAACGCTGCGCCGCCAAGACCAGCACGTGCGGGAACGCCGCACCGCCTGAACCATCCCCCCCAATCCACCCGCCCCGGTCCTATACCGGTGCGGGTCGCTGTGTTGCGAACACGCCGGTCCCACGCCGGAACCCTTAGCGGGGTCACCACCTGGGTCACCACCTGAACGACGACCAGCTCCCTGAGAAACACCATCCCCACCTCAGAATGGAGCAGGACAATGAACCCGAAGGAAATGGTGGAGGCTCGGCTCGCCGAACTCCGGCAGGAATCCGACGCACTGTACGAGCAGCGCGGCGCACTGATCGACAAGGCCGCCGCTGAGAAGCGCGGCATGACCACCGAAGAGCAGGCCACATACGACACGGCCGGCACCAAGCGTGAGGCCGTCGACCAGCAGATGGGGCCACTCAAGGAGCGCCTCACCGAGCTGGTCGAGCAGGAGGCGCGTTCCGTCGAGGCCGGTCGTATCCGTGTGGAGACCGGTCACACCGGTGAGCAGCGCACCGGCCCACGCGCGGTCGTCACCGACCCGCCCGTGTACGCCAAGGGGAAGAACGACACGTCGTACTTCCGGGACCTGTACGCCGCCCAGCACGGACACGACACGGACGCCGCGGACCGTCTGCGGCGCAACACGAAGATGGAGATGGAGAAGCGTGCACTTGGCAACACCGGTGCCGCTGGTGGTTCCGGTGGGGAGTTCGCGCCCCCGTCGTGGCTCGTCGACGAGTACGTTGCGTTGGCTCGCCCGGCCCGGGTTGGCGCGGACCTGTTCGACAAGCAGGACCTGCCAGCCGGTGTGTCCAGCATCAACATCCCCCGGGTGGCGACCGGTACCACGACCGCGCTGCAGACCACGCAGAACACCGCGTTGTCTCAGACGGACCTGACGACCAACTCGCTGTCCAGCTCCATCTCCACCATCGGCGGCAAGCAGGTCGTTTCCGTCCAGCTACTCGAACAGTCCGCTATCCCCTTCGACCGGGTCATCATGGAGGACCTGGCGTTGGCATACGCGGGCGCCCTGGACGTGCAGGCCCTCACGGGTGCTGGCACGTCGGGTGCGTTGCGTGGGCTCGGTTCGGCTGCCGGTCTGACGACCATCGCGGACACCACGACGACGCCGGCTGTTGCGGGGGCGGGGAACTTCTACGCCAAGGTCGCCCAGTCGGTGTCCCAGGTGTATTCGACCCGGTTCCTGGCGCCGGACACGATCTGGCTCAACGGCGGCAAGGCGCTGAACGGCCCCGACG